AAGAGAGCCTGCCGCTTCTAAGACCACATCGTCAGTACTACTATCGCTTCCTGTAAGTCTTATCTTCTCTTCATCAGCGTTGTCTCCATCTACACAAGAAACAGTATAAGTAGTGTTGTTATCGCTCACAGAATTAGTGAACGTAATCTTGTCACCAGACCTAGCAATTGTCAACCCCGTTCCTGCCTCCAAGACTACATCGTCAGTTCCTCCACTGCTATCCGTGAGCCTTATCTTTTCCTCATCACTGTTATCTCCGTCAACGCAAGAAACACTATAGGTAGTGTTAGTATCGCTATCACTAACCGTATTGGTGAGAGTAATTTTATTATCAGACCTAGCAATTGAAAGACCAGTTCCAGCTTCAATAACTACATCACTTGTGCCGCCAGACTTAGTATTAGTGTGCCTTATCTTTTCTTCATCGCTATTATCGCCATCTACAGCACTTATACTAGAAAGCCCGCCCTCGATTTGTATATGAGTGTCACTACCAGTAGTTCCTTGACGTACATCTATATTGTCGCTTACCTTAATCAGCATGTCACTTGTAGCTCCAGAACTAGAAGTGAGTCTGATTTTTTCAGAAGCAGCATCATCCCCTGCTACAGAACCTATAGTATAAGTATCTCCAGCGCTTCCTGAAACAAACTTTCCAGAGCTTGCGTTGTACGTTAACACCTGTCCATTGGATATAGTGCTAGCGTTTACATCAGTAAGATCTAGTAATGACGTTGGGGTTACAGATAAAGTAGGGTCTATACTAATTGAGTTCTGAGACTCAACAACCGTATTAACGACATTCGTGCTTGTTGATATACTAAGATCAACAACGCTACTATCGCTTGGTATGATGAGATTAATATCGCTCATATTGTAACATCCTCATTTACTTGCAACACTCCAGTCAACCATGTCTGAGTAGTCCCAGCTTTTATAGTCTGCAAGTCGTAAGCATACAAGCCACTAGAAACACCACTCATAATACTTGAGTCAATGGTTACAGTTAAAACCCCACCTGAAGTTCCTGTAATAGTTACATTGTTATTAGAAACCGTTGATCCGGAAGAAGTATCAGTCTCCCTAACCTCCATCTTAAATGAATAGGTAGTGAGATCAATAACTGCTCCCGCTGAATCAGTCACATTAATGACGAGATTAAAAGTATCTCCTTTTCTGCAAGTAATGTCTAGCCTCTTGGCTATGTCTAATGTTACACTTGATACACTCATTTTATGATAGTCCTTCAATTATAGAATCAATATCTCCCGCTTCAGCTTGTTCATCAAGCTCTCCACGATCACCTTTTCTTTGTGAAATTAACTTTGATTGCTCAACTGCTTGCTTCTCTACACGATCATCCTTTCGATTTTCTTTGAGAACTTCAAGTTTTTCACGGAACTCTTGGTCGTCAGTTTTGAATCCAAGAGTAGCCTGAGCTTTAATACTCTCAATTTCTTTTCTCATCTGATGCATAGCCGTAGCAACTTGTATATCAACTTGTGCTTTTAGCTGCATTTTCTGAGCATCAATTTGAGCTTCAGCTTGCATTTCTTGAATCTTAGCTTGAGAGGCAGCTTGGGAAGCTTGAGCGTTAGCTTGAGATTGCATCTGCATGTTTTGCTGAGCTATACGCTGAGCTTCTTTAGCTCTCCTCTTACGCCTAACAATTAATAAACGCTGAGCTTGATCAATATCATTTAGCTGCCTAATAGAAATAGCATCCTCTAAATCAATTTCCCTCTGAGCTAGAGAAGCTTGAATGTTTTGCTCAAGAAAAATCCTATCCTCCTCAGACATTGTTTTAACAACTCTGATACCGAAGTTATACATAGGTAAGTCTTTAAAGGAAGTAATAATTTCCATGTTATGCTTACCAATAGCTTTCTTGTAAATAGTATGAAGAACGGAACCCTCTGGAACAATCTGAATACATTTTACAACATCCTCACAAACTTTCTTATAAAGAGTAAGGGATGCGTTAGTAATATCATACAGAGCGTTATTACCCGCTGCCATAGCTTGCTGCTGAACGCCAACCAAAGCATCACCTTTAGGCGTACTAGCGTCCATAACCTCATTGACACCCGTAGCATCACGAATCATTCTTAAGTAATGATTATATAAAGTGATGAATGAGTTTATATTCCTTATCTGATTTTCAATAGATCGAATAGGTGGGTTTTGGAAACCCCCCTCTGGATTCTTAGATCGGTAGTACATGACTCCCGTCTGCTCATATATATCTTGGAGCTGGAGAGGAGATAGGTCACCACCCCTTCCAAGTTGAACATTCTCTAAACCCTCTATGTCAATAATCAATCCATCAGGCTTAGCCTTAGCTACAGCTTGTTGAATTTTCAAATGGGTAAGTTGAAGTTGATCTGCAAAACCAGTGATACCACTAACCATTGACTTAGGTATCATCCTCCTCATGTTCGTGCAAGCTACATTGTAGGATAATTTAGCTCTAGAGATGTCGTGAACATTTTTAGGAATGTTTTTCTGTATACCGTAATTGTAAATCTTATTCATGTCCATGAGGTAAGAACCACCATAAACAGTTTCAATCTCCATCTTAAATGGCTCCCGCTTATACACAGAATCAGTAACAGGCTTATACTCTTGCCCTTTGTAGTAGAATCCTACATTCCCAAACTTTGATTCTTTCTTTTCGTAGTATACGCAGTCAACACTTAAGAACTCAAAATCTAAAACCTCTACTAGAAAATCATCATACCCATAAGTCTGCTTTCGTCCAGACCTATCGTATCCTGGTGTAGAAAACTTACTTTGATCATTATAGGTTTTATTCATAACCTTTCTAGCGAGCTCCTCATATTCCTTTTCAGTAAACTGATCACCAGCCTTACGCTTAAGCTCCATTATAGAGATGCGCTTTATATGACCCCCATAAACAATATCGTTCATATTAGGGTCATCCGTATAACTGTGTAGAAAAGTAGAAGGATCTACATACTCTTGGGTTATGCCATAGTTCGGATCGTTGCTCCTTTTGCAAACACCAATACCGCATTCAACAAGATCTTGGACACATCTTCGATAAATAGACTGATCAAAGTCATTCCAATCTAAAGTGAGTGCCGTTGCTAACTGAGCAGCAATCTCAGCATTGGTTTTAATATTTTGATCTAAAAATATTTCTGCTTCCTCTGTAGTCTCAGGGAGGCTGTCTGGATCTATCTCTAGATTCAGTCCTAAACTTTTCGCTTCTTTGAATTCAGCTTTATTTTCTATAGCTGACTCAATCTTAGCTTTGTTTGTTTCTTTCTCTTGCTTAGACACAGGATCTAAAGCTTCTACAGCAGGGTATGGCTTGCGAGAAAGAATCCTATTTACAACAACCTTAACGAACTTAGGTACGATTGGAACTGGTGACCAATCTATATTTAACAATGTGCCATCGCCATTATTAGGATCAAGCGAATTTAATATCTGTTTATAGATAGAAGTATCTTGAGTCCCGTTAGCGTAATCACGACTTTTTTCAAATTCGTAAGTACGTCTGCTCATTAATGACGAAGAATCTTGACCACTTCCCCACTGACCAATTATCGCCTTCGCATATTTGTCCCCATACTCCTTAGACTGCTTCTCCATAGGATTAGCAAATGGGTCAGGGAAATTTCCGTATATTCCTTTTGAGCTTTCGTACCCCATTACAAAAATTTTCTCATATTAGCAAATATAATGTTTTTCACTTGTCTAATATAGACGGCCCTCCGCTACTGTTGTATTTATAGCTTCTGAAAAACTCTTTCTCATTAAATGACGATTTTGGCTTCTCCTTATCTACCTTCTGAGCAGCCAATAAAGCTAGCCCTGAACTTATACTAAGGTCATACTTTGTCCTGTCATTTATTTTAAATCCAACCCAATCCTCTAGCGTTCTATTAAACGGCATAACTCCAATGCTACCGTCTTCACTTGATCCAACGTATTGGTGTATGTAATCTTCAATAGCCTGGGCGTGAGACTGTATAACGTCTTGAGAGTTAGAAGGGATGCCTTTGGTCTTTACGTTTACAGAACTGCTAGTAGATCTTAAATGAGCTGGCCTATCTAGAACATAACCATCATACCCCCTCTCTTCAAAATATCTAACAATCCCATATTTATTGTTCTCTATTAATAAGGGATACCCATAGAAATAAGAAGCCATTAAAATATCTTCGTAAAATATCTTAGCCATCGGAGGACGACTGATGTACTCAGCCACAAAGATATTCGAAGGGTGCTCCATACTAAACTTATTGTACAAATGACAAGCGCCTTTAGATCCTCTGTTGTCAACGGTAGCATCCAAATCATAACTATCCACTCCACCACAACCAAGTCTAGAGTTCGGAGCTACCATATTACCTCTCTCTATTTTTCTGATGTTTCTTAGTTCAGGGGGCGGCATCCATCCTACTCTCCATCGACCACCAGAAGTTGGTCTAAAAAGAACTTTCGTATCTCTCTTGCCAGACTCCCACACAAAGTTGCCCTCTACAAATGGTTGCGGATATAGGTTATCGTTATGTTCTATCTGCTCGTAAATCTTACCAATATTAAAAAGGCTACTTTCAACAGAATCTCTGAAAGCCTCTTCTGGGGAAAATGGAAACTGCCGGATAAACTCATTGAGTTCCCTAGCATCATTCTTCATTGCAGACCTTTCATTTTTAAGAAATGTCTTTGCTCCAAAAGCAATCATATCTCCATCCACCCCTTCAATAGGAGAACTGGGGTCATCAACCACAGCATTACCATGCCTATCAAAGAAACCCTCAAGAGCCTCATAGGATGGTATAAATATTCTGTACAATCCAGAAACAGTCCTACCGTTAGCGTTGCGATCTTGAGGATCAGAGTCCCCCCATATTTTTTTATACTGACTACCCCCTTTGTCTAAAGGATTTACAGTACTGCCAACCATAGCCTTGCCCACAACTTTCCTACCAACTATAAGACAAGTCCTCTGTATTCTCCAAGCTTCTCGAATGTCTGTAGGTTTTTCCCATTTACCTGCCTCATCTAAATAAAGCCAGTGAACCTTCTCACCATCGTAAGCATTGTTAGTTGTGTTCTTCCAATTTATAATTGTGTTCAGAGCCTCACCACGTGTAGATGTTTTATTTTTCTTAGTGATTCTTTTAGATGGTTCCCTGAATGCTAACTCCATCCTAGGATTAGTAGTACCATCTTGTATAGGCTTAAAGAAGAAAGGATAGCTACGGAATATTGGAACTATTTTTTTCATAAAAATATTTTCCTGAGCATCCTTACCAGTCTTGGACTGTATACCTAACAGCTTCTCTTTAACTTGAGTACCCTCGTCTACTATAGATGAAGCACACATATTAGTGTATCCAGACCTACGACACTTCACGTACAACTGACCCATGCATCTAGGATCTACCTCGCATGCAGCCATATGTAAAAACAAATCTTTTTGGAAAGATAAATAGTGTGGGTATCCAATGTCTATTCTAGACCACTGGAGGAACATGTAATGATGCCCCGAAATATACGTGCGAACACCGTCATTGAAAAACCAAAAGCCGACACGCCTACGCTCAAACTCCCTTTCGACATACGGGCGAAATTTTTTCCTGAACTCTTTCGGAGCCTCCAACCAGTCATCCATAGACTTAACACGCAACAACTCTTCGGGTAATTCTTGTCGCCTCCAATATTGCTCTTCCTTCGGAAGATCGTGGTATGCAATTTCTTCATCTTTAGGGGCAGCGGGAAGCACAACGTGAAGCCCACAGAGCTCAATACTTTCACCAATCGAACCATTGGGGCATATGACAATACCCTGTTCATCATGTTCCTCAACATCTATTAGCATTTAATATTCTTTTCATTAGCATGTTTCCTTCTGTGACAATTAGCG